ATGGCTTCATTTAGACAACGCAACGATACATGGCGAGCCGAGATAAGTGTAAACGGAATTCGCGAAAGTTCAACCTTTGATACAAAAGCTCAAGCTAGGGCTTGGGCATCTAAACGCGAGACTCAGTTACGCGAACAATCGCATGGCAAATTACCAGATCACTCTTTTCTAGAAGCTATTGAACGCTACTTAAGTGAAGTGAGTATTAAAAAGAAAACTCATGAGAATGAAGTCAAGCGAATGGCTTTCTTCAAGCGTGAGTATAAAAAGCTATGCCAAAAACAATTAGCCAAAGTCACAACTGACGATTTAGTGCAATGGCGCGACTCCCGATTAAAAGAAGTGCAGGGTGCTACTGTCCGGCGTGAAGCAAATATTTTAGCTTCTTTATTTACTGTTGCCCGGAAAGAATGGAAGTGGATTAAAGAGTCTCCAATGGCCGACTTGACTTTACCACCACCATCAAAGCACCGAGATAGACGAATTGCTCAGGATGAGATTGATAGATTATGTCTTGCAGCAAATTGGGATAACAATGTTCCTGTGAATTCAACTCAGCAAATTATTATTGCCTTTCTCTTTGCAATTGAAACAGCAATGCGTGCTGGTGAGATTGTTGGGTTGACTTGGGATCGTGTTTATTTAAAAGATAGATATTTAGTTTTAACTGAAACAAAGAATGGTACTAAACGAAATGTACCACTATCTAAGCGTGCAGTTGAGTTGCTTACTTTATTAAAAGGTCTTGATAAAAAGCAGGTCTTTACTTGTAATTCCCAAAGCTTTGATACGCTTTGGCGTAAATTAAGAGATAGATGTCAAATCACTGACTTGCACTTTCATGACACACGCCATGAAGCTTGTACACGTCTTGCAAGAAAATTAGAAGTTTTAGACTTGGCCCGTATGATTGGGCATAAAGACTTAAGAAGCTTGATGGTCTATTACAATGCTACTGCAAGCGAAATTGCAACGAGGCTTGATTAGCCCCGTTTACGTGGTCTTCCTTTCTTTGGCTCATCATCCGATTGTTCATTCAACCAGTTTGATAGCTCTGCCAAGTTCCAGCGTCTTCCTTGACCGCACTTAATAACATAGCGCGGTTTAGGGAAGGTTGGTAGGCAGCAAACTGCTGCCTTAAAATGTACATCTCGATATCCCAAGAACTCAGCAGCTTGGGAGTCATTAAGCCAGATGTCCGAAGGTGGTAACGCTACAACAAAGTTACTACCTATATTCGCAATTGCTGTCATTTCACCCCTCCATTGAGTTTAAGCACTACGGTTGGTTTTTTGTTTGCCCCATGATTTATGGCCGTGATGAGTTTGGTTGTCCGTATCGGGTGGGCAGATATGGGTTTAACTGGTTGTTTATTTTGCTTGAACGTATTTACATTATATTCATAAATACTATTGGTATTTTCAATAGAAATTACACTCCAGCATATAGGCACATTGCTACCGGTGAACTAAAAAAACCTTTCTATAAATATATTGAGATTGAGGAATAATTCATGGCGAACCTAACGCCTAAACAGCAAAGGTTTGTCGAAGAATATCTGATAGACCTGAATGCAACCCAAGCAGCAATTCGAGCAGGTTATAGCGAAAAGACTGCTAATGAGATTGGTGCTGAAAACCTAGCAAAACCTAGTATCGCAAAAGCTATCCAAGACGCACTAAAAGAGCGTTCTGAGCGCGTCCAGATTGATGCTGATTATGTCTTAAAGCGCCTAGTCGAAATTGACCAGATGGATGTATTAGACATCATGGACGATGATAGCAATGTTAAGCCGTTGCGCGATTGGCCTAAGATTTGGCGTCAATACATATCAAACATCGAAACAATCAGTATGGATGATGGCGAAGGTTGGCTTAAAAAGATCAAGTGGCCTGATAAGGTTAAGAATCTTGAGTTATTGGGTAAGCACATCTCTGTAGGTGCATTTAAAGACAAGGTGGAGCATTCGGGCAAATTGGAAATTGAGTCACTTTCAAGCTTGATGGATGAATTAAGCAAAGAGGATTAATGAGGAGGGCGTATGCTTAAACCTGAGCATAGAGCAAAACTTATTGATCAGCACTGGCGCTTAAATAATCTTTACTACATTACGAATAAAGAGGGTAAGCAAGTTAAGTTCAAGATGACACTTGAACAGCTTGAATACTTCGAAAACGAATGGACACGTAACATCATCTTAAAGGCACGTCAGTTAGGTTTTACCACTGAGATGTGCATGATTCAGTTAGATGCTGCATTGTTCATGTCTGATAAGTGTGCTTTGATTGCACATACATTACATGATGCTAAGCGTCTGTTCCGTGAAAAGGTTAAGTACGCTTACGATCGCTTGCCGCACCTTATCAAAGCAGCCAATCCTTTAGAGATTCAAACTAAAGATGAGCTTGTTTTTAGCAAAGGTGGCTCAATTACCGTTTCAACTTCATTTCGTGGTGGAACTTTAGACCGATTACATGTGTCTGAGTTCGGTAAGATTTGTGCGAAGTTCCCAGATAAAGCACGTGAGATTGTTACTGGTGCATTTGAAGCAGTAAGCCTTAAAGGTCGTATCACACTCGAAAGTACAGCAGAGGGTAAAAGCGGTTACTTCTACGAATTCTGCCAATTAGCAGAAAAGTTATTACTACTCAGCAAAAAACTAAGCCCACTTGATTGGAAGTTCTTTTTCTTTTCTTGGTGGAAGAATGCTGATTATGAAATTGAACCAACTGAAGAACTCCCACAGCGCCTAGTTCAATACTTTGAAGAACTGGAAGTTAAGCACAAGATTAAAACAACGCCAAAGCAAAGGGCTTGGTATCACTCAAAAGAGAAAACGCTTGGCGAGGATATGAAGCGGGAATATCCAAGTATTCCTAGTGAAGCTTTTGCTCAGTCTGTTGAAGGTGCTTACTACAAGAACCAATTTAAATTCTTGTATGCCAATAAACGCATTGGTGTATTGCCTTCTAATGATCATTTACCTGTTATGACCTTCTGGGACTTAGGTGTCTCAGACTCAATGGTGATCTGGTTTATCCGGAAGTTATCAGATACTTGCTACCAAGTTATCGATTACTACGAAAACTCAGGCGAAGGTATGCGGCACTATTTCAAAGTGCTTAAAGAAAAAGGCTACAAGTACAGCAAGCATTATGCTCCGCACGACATTAAAAACCGCTCTCTTATGAATGATGGGAAGTCTCGTTTAGACATTGCCAAAGAGGGCTATGTGCTTGATGACGGGGAGAAGTACTCAGTCAATTTCGAGGTGGTGCCAAATATAACAGTGATGGATGGTATTGAGCAGGTTCGTGAGATTTTGCCTCTATGTGAATTTGATGAGTACAAATGTGCAGAAGGCATCACTCATCTTGAGAACTACCGAAAAGAGTGGAATGACAAGCTTGGATGTTGGAAAGACAACCCACTTCATGACATTCACTCACACGGTGCTGATGGCTTCCGTATGTTTGCTGTGGCTATGGGTAAAAAGGTAGTTGCAAAAACACTAGATATAGGAATGGTTTACTAATGCCAGTTAATACTGAACATCAAGCTTATGCAGACATGAAAAAGCGTTGGAAAACTATCGACGATGTCTGTGATGGTTCTGCCACGGTTAAGAAGCGTGGCGAACTTTATTTACCAAAACCCAATGTATCGTCTGATTTAACGCAGAATGATCAATATTATTTGGCTTACTTAACCCGTGCTGTGTTTTATGAGATTTCTAAGGACACATTAAACAAGATGGTCGGCGTGGTATTTGCAGAGGATCCAACATTCGAACCAGATGGAATGGATTTTCTTAAATACGATACAGATGGTACGGGTAAGTCAATTTATCAAGTTGCACAATCTGCCTTGCAAGGTCAGCTTAAACATGCACGTGGTGGTTTATTTGTTGATTATCCAACTACTGACGGCAATGTGTCTGTGCAGCAGGCAGAGAGCTTAGGCATTCGGCCAACGATCGTTTTTTATGAATCGTTGAGTATTATCAATTGGAGTCTAAAGCGAGTTGGTTCGGTCTATAAGCCTGAACTTATTGTCTTGCATGAGAAGTCCACAGAAAAAGATCCAGAAGACGAATTCTCTAAGAAAGAAATCAATATTTACCGCGTACTTCGACTTGATGAAAACAATGAATATAACGTTCAAGTTTATACAGATAAGTCAGGAGAACTACAGGGCGGTGATGCCTTCTATCCAACGAATTCATTAGGCCAAAGATGGAATGAAATTCCTTTTATTCCTTTGGGGTCTTTGGCTAATGATTGGAATATTGACCCGATCCCATTAGAACCAATTGTCACTATGAACTTGGCCCATTATCAAAACAGCGCAAGCTATGAAGAGATGGTTTTCATTTGTGGTCAAGCCCAACCAGTTATTAATGAACTTGATGAAGGTTGGCGCGACTGGTTGCAGAAAAATGGTGTTCGCTTAGGTTCTAAGAATCCTTTAATGCTTCCGAAAGGCTCATCATTTGACTACAAGCAAGTCAATGAAAGCACCTTAGCAAAACAGGCTATGGATGCTAAAGAAAAGTACATGCAGGCGATGGGGGCGAAGATCCTTGAGACTGAACAAGTCAATAAAACGGCTACTCAATCAAATAATGAAAAACTTGCTCAGTACAGCGTCCTTTCTTTGTGTGTGGCCAATACTAATGAGGCGATGGAATATGCGCTTAAATGGTGTGCTGCATATTATGGAAGCGGATCTAAAGCGAAACTTACAATTAAACAAGATTTCGCTAAAGGCAAGATTGACCTTGATACGCTTAAGTTCTATTGGGAAATGGTGCTTGCTAATCGCATGAGTATGGAAACCTTCCATGAGTTGCTAACTACTGGGAAAATTCCAGAAATTAGCTTTGAAGATGAGCAAACACGTATCGAAAGCGAGTCAATTAATAGACCTATGGTGGTTTAAATCGCAGGAGTGACAAATGAACGTCCAGTTGTCACAACAAGCTCTACTTGATGCCCTGGTATCACATCAGGCTTATCTCTACCGGCTCTCTTCAACTGAAATCAATAATCTCCTAACACAATTTGATTCGCTCTCTAGTGAGATGCTTTCAAAGTTAAGAGATTTATTAGATGAATTGAGTGATGCTGAAAAGACTGCATTGATGGCAGGACAATACACAACACCAGCAATAAAAAAAGTAAGGACATTAGTTCAGACTTGGCAGGCAAGTGTTGCATCAGGATTGCTTGAGAGCTTCACAGTAAGCGCTACTGCATTAGCGGTGTATGAAGCTTCATATCAAGCTAAAACTCTCGCTAATCGCAAAATAGAACCAAATGGAAAGACACTATTCAACAAGGCAAAGAAAACGCCTTTAAGCGGTGGTGTGCTACTTGATTACCTATTCGAGAAGATTGCAGACGATACAAAAGTACGAGTAGAGCAAACAATTCGAGATGGTCTATCTCGGGGTCAGACAAACCAGCAGATTGTTCAGCGAATTAAAGGCAAGAAGGCTCTTAATTACCAAGACGGTTTGCTTGATCAGAGTAGAAACCAGATTTCTACAATGGTACGAACTGCTCGAAGTCATGTGTCCAATGTTGCTCTGAATGAAACATATCAGATCATTGGTGTTGAATATGTAAAGTTCATCGCAACACTAGATAGCCGCACTTCTAAAATCTGCATGGGTTATTCAGACAAGGTTTATAAGAAAGATGAACCTCATCCTGTGCCACCACTTCACCCAAACTGTCGATCGATTCTAATTCCTGTATCGGATGATTCAGGAAAAACAATTGGGATGCGTCCATTTAACAATAAAGTGAATGGTGAAGGTGAGATAGGCGCGGTTGATTCAAATACAACTTTCATAGGTTGGTTTGATAAACAAGATGCAGCTTTTCAAAAGTCTTGGCTTGGGCCTGCTAGATACAAGCTATTCAAAGAGGGTAAGTATTCTCTTGATAAGTTTGTAGATCCTTTAACAGGTCAGCCATTCACACTTGCTGAACTTAAAAAGCTTGATGAAGAAATGTTTAAGAGGTTGGGATTATGAGTATTAGTCCAGAACTCATTTTTGCATTAATTTTCATTGTCGGTGGGCTCACCTATTGGCAAAGAAAAAAGCATTTCAAAGATTACTTAAAGCGCAAACGCTAAATTAAATTCAAACCTTAGCAGCTTCGGCTGCTTTTTTATTGCCCGCAGTTTGTGACTGCAAAACCGCTCAGGGAGCAAAACATGAAATACAAACTCGATAGCCTAGAGGGCTTATCTGATGAAATTAAAGCACTTTATGAAGAAAAAGATGGTGCATTTTATTTAAAAGTTGAAGGTTTGCCGCAGCAAGATAATTCAGAACTGGATGGGCTGAAGAAGAAAGTTGAAGAACTTCTTGGTGAAAAGAAATCTGCTCAACAAAAACAACGCGAAGCCGAAGAGAAAGCTCAACGCGAAGCCGAAGAAGCAGCCCGTAAAAAAGGTGACGTTGCTGCAATTGAAGCATCTTGGAAAGCCAAGCTTGAGCAGGCAGAAGCAAAACATGCGGAAGCAACCAAAGCATTGCAAGACCAAGTCTACAAATTAACTGTCGGGCAAACAGCACAAGCATTAGCAAGTGAGCTTTCAATCAAAGGCTCGGAGGCAGTTTTGCTTCCACATATTACAAATCGTCTTCAAGTTGAAACTGATGAAAACGGAGAGGTCAAAGTACGTGTACTAGATTCGCAGGGCAAACCTAGTGCTTTAAGTATTGATGACCTCAAAAAAGAGTTCCGCGGCAATGTGGCATTCAAGCCATTAATTGTTGCTTCAAATGCGTCAGGAAGTGGGGCTTCTGGCGGTGGTTCAGGTGGTGGAGCTGCCAAGAAACCAAGTGAAATGACCACGCAAGAGCGATTGGAATTCCAAAAGAATGATCCTCAAGGGTTCCAAGCAGCAGTAGCGAATGGTGACTTTAATAATTAATTATTGGGAGTAACTCCATGCCTTCTTTAGTAGAAGTATTTAACCGTGACGTAGTTTTATCTTATCTACGTCCAAATCCTGTGGCAGTTTCGCCACTCGTGCAGTCAGGTGCATTCGTATCTGATGAATCTTTACGTCCTTTGCTTACAAGTGGTTCATCAACATTCGTCGTTCCATACATTAACGGTGTGGATGGTAATGTTGAACAGAACTATGGCAACACCATTTTGACTGATATCGCAATGCCTCGCACGATTGATGCAGGTGAAATGCAAGGCCGCGTTGCTTATATGAACGAAGGCTTTCTTGAGTCTGTTCTTGGGCAGTATTTATCGAAGGTCAATTCACTTGAGCTTATTGGTGGAATGCTGAATAAGTATTGGCAACAAGCTGCCGAAAACCGTGCTCTAGCAACAGTAATTGGCTTGCGTAATTATGACCAGGCGAACGGCAAGCGATTCACTACTGACATCTCTGCTTCAACAGCAACAGATGCTTCACGTTGGTCAGTAGATGCCTACATTGATGCGGAAAGCACAATGAATGCTTCATTACGTGGACGTGGTGTGATGTTCGTGCATTCACGTATTGCTGCGAAGATGCGTAAACAGCAATTACTTGAACAAGTGACCACAAGTGATAACTTGCCACCAATCACCGTTTACAACGGGCGCGCAGTCATTGAAACAGATACCAATACGCAAATTGGCACAGGCGCAAACGCTAAGTTCATCACGATTCTTGCAGGTCCACGCGCATTTGCATATGACTCTGTTCCCGGTCCAAAAGATTTGAAGGTTGAAGAAACACAATCAACTGGTAATGGTGCTGGTCATGAAATCCTTTGGACGCGTCGCAACATGTTGATCCATCCGCAAGGTTTTAGCTTCATTGCACCTAAAGACACTTTAACTGGTGGTACAGAGCGTGAGTCTTTAAGCGCTTCTTGGGCTGATTTGCAGAAGGCAGCTAACTGGGAACTTGTAACCAAACCAGAAGACACCTCAATCCGCTTCCTAATTACTAACCTTTAAGGAGAGCAGTCATGGCTGAGAAGCAACCAGACTACAAATACCAATACCCAACCGACCGCCGATATGCTGATGATGCAACTGACACGTTAGCAGCAGGCACCATGTTTGACCCTGCCAAAACAGCGGGTGACTATGGCATTAAGGATCCAGAAGTAGCGGTTCCTGTGCCAGAAGCCCCGTTGAATGGCGGTGCATAACTAAAGCAGGGCGGCTTTCGGGCCGTCCTTCTTAATTAGATTTTTAGGATTAAGCTATGAACTATGTAACAGTCGAAAGTGTGACTCAAAAGCTAGGGCCTGACTGGTGGGGAACTGGTGATCCGGTTAAAGCTGTAGTGCAGGCTAATGCGTGGCTTAATGCTAGAAATTTACCCGACTATCCAGAAGGCGAAGTGCCAGATGCAATCCTTACGGCTGGAGCTTATTTGGCTAAGCTTGCAGCAGCAGGGCAACTCTACACAACTAAAGAAGGTGTAGTTGCATCTAAGACCGTTTCCGCACAATCAGGAACATCTGTAAGCAAGACCTATGTTGCGGGCAAAGAAGAATCAGTAAGTGGCGATATGCAATTTATCCTTGACCTTCTAGAACCATTCTTCAGCGAGAAGTATCACATCAACACTTATGTCATTACGGAGTAAGCCATGGGAATGCGTGATGAAATTCAGCAGGAACTTGGCGCTGCCTTTGATGCTGAAGATGAGCTGGCAGATGCTGTAGATACATTCACTTGTACTCGTAAAACCTTAACTGGTTCTAACCCCGCTACTGGTGAGGATACTTACACCGAATACGTATATAGCGGTAGAGGCGTTCTATTTGGCTCTTATATAAAAGATTTGGTGAAGCCTATAGATTACCGCGCCACAGACTCTAAAGCTGTGCTCCTGCAAAATGAAGTGAAAGACATGGCAGGAACCTTGGTTGAGCCAGATGTTAATGACATTTGGGTGATTGAAGGTGGTAATTATCGGGTTGTGAGCTACGGAAAGGATCCAGCGGATGCAATATGGATTGCCCAATTGAGGAAGGTGTAATGGTTGATTTAAAGGTAAGAGCTAGCAAGAGCAAGCCAAAAGGTGCAACTCACTTCCACTATTTTGAAAAATTCATTTACTACGCTGTAAGAGGTGAGAAGGTGTGGCAGTTTGGCGAGGATGGAATTTGGCGAATACGCAAAGAGATCATTAAAGCACCTATGATGGAACTGTATTGAGGTGATTCTTAATGGGCTGGACAAACAAACCTTCGAGTTTCATCCAAACTGTTGAAGCTGATATAACTAAACGACAAAAAGACATTGTGATTGATGCATTGGGTGGAGTGGTAATGCAAAGCCCTGTTGATGAGGGAACATTCCGTGCATCACATCGAGTCAGTATCAATCAGCAAGATATGACTTTTAATGAGTCAGAGAAGGATAAAAACGGCACACCAACTATTAACAAAGGTGAAGCCGTTATTTCTAGATTGGTGCCTTACTCAACGGTATACATCCAAACAAATGCGCCATACGCCACTGCTATTGAGTTTGGACAATATCCAAAACCAGTCAAAAAAGGTTCCTACGACAAAAAGGCTAAAAGATACGTTATTAAAAGTATCAATGGGTTTTCACAACAAGCCCCTCAAGGCGTTTATTCCATAACCTTTAACTATATTGCTCAGAAATACGGTGGTTAAAATGGCAATGACTTTAGATCAAGCAAGGCAGGCCATTATCACTAGAGCAATGGCATTTACAGGAATTGAGCAGAGCCGAATTAAATATCCTAATAAAGACTTTACAGTTCCTACTGATGGTCTTTGGTGTGACATTAATGTGTTGTGGGGCGGTTCAATCATTGCAGCAATTGGTGATACACCATGCACAAGACGAACCGGAATTATCTCGATTAACTGTATGGCTCGTTTAAATACTCACGAAGTAGCAATTACAAAACTTGCAGATGCTTGGTTAGCCCATTTTGAATACTTTAAGAGCGGTCAGTTAGAAGTCCTGCAAGGTCAAGCGCAGAACCTCGGGAGTAATGGGGACTTCATTCAGTACAACATTTCAATAAATTATCGCGTCAATTAACGAATTTAACTTTTAAACGAACCTGTCCTTAGCGGCAGGTTTTTTTATGCCTGCTCTCAGGCAACCACTGGCTAGGCTGATCCCCGAAAAGCACGTTTCCATGTTCAACGTGCCTGCCAGTTTCTTTTTTTGAGCATGATCAGGAGAATGCTATGAATATGGTAGCGCAACCGCAGACTGTATTTTTTCACAATACTCAATTATCAATTGTCGAATACAACAACCAGCCTTATGTGCCAATGAAATTGGTTGTCGAAGGTATGGGTTTGGATTGGAAAAGCCAATACCGAAAGATTGCTAAGAAGTTTAAAACCTGCATGGTCAAAATGACCATTCAGCTATTTGGTGATAGTCAAAGCCGCGAAGTGGTTATGTTGCCACTCAGAAAGCTACCAGCTTGGCTTTATTCAGTAGAGCCCAACAAAGTAAAACCAGAACTTCGAGATACCGTCATCAAATACCAAGAAGAATGTGATGATGTGCTCTGGAACCACTGGACGGGTAAATTGAATGCTAGACACAAAGCTTTTGATGAGCTAAATGCAATTGATATGGATGAAAAAATCTCAAAGGCAAAAGCCACGCTACACAGCCATGGATTACATCTACGCAAAGCCGAAAAGAAAACCAATAAGCAGAAGCGTCAAGACTGGATTAATAAGAATACCCTATTGCTTAATTTTGGTGAGGAGGGTCTAGCATGAATCCAATTACAGATAATGCATACCTTATTTTTGCGTGCAAGCGGGTGAGCGATGGCGACCTAGAGGCGGATTTCATTATTGACGGCATTGTTTATGTTGTTGTGGCAGCATCAAAGGCTAACATACTTAACCTTGCTGAAAAGCAGGAAGAAATAGAGGTTAAATTCCCAAAACATAAAATCATCGTGACACAGCGACCATTGTTCAACTTAATTGAAACACTGGATCAGCTTGAGCAATTGGAAGCTGCAATGATTGCAGATGGCGATCTGATTGATAACAAGCCTACTGGTCGAATCGTTGATGCATTTGATTGGAATAAAAAGCATGACGGAGCAAGACAGCGCGGTCACTGCTAAAGAGAAATTTAAATATCCAACGCCCTCAATTCGAGGGCTTTTTAATGCCCGAAAATTAAGGAGAACTTAGATGAGTTCTGGTGCACGTATTAAATTATATTATGCTGAAGAGCAAACCCCCGAAGTATTACCAACTACACCCGTATGGAAAACCGTTCGTCGTGTGACTGATGGCTTAACTGAAAACGTCACTACTGAAGCATCAAGCAGTGTAGCAGATACACGTTTCCGTCAAGGTGGTTTTGCTACTGAAGCCGAAATCACGGGATCATTGGAAGTTGAGCTATCTATTGGCTTGTTTGATGACTTCTGGTCAGCAGTTGCAATGAATAACTGGGCCAGTGATGTTCTTAACTTTGGCGGTAATGTTCGCAAAACTTTCACTTTCGTTAAAGTTTATGAAGATGTAAACCAAGTCTTTATTTATCGTGGTGTGCGAGTAAATGAAGCGAAAATGACAATTGCCACTACAGGTAAAATTACAGCTACCTTTGGCTTGATGGGCACTCTATTTGAGCGCACTACAACAAGCCCTGTAACTTCACCACTTCCAGTTCCAGAAGTTGTCCTTGTTTCTGCTCTTAACGTTGGCGACCTTAAAGTTAATGGAGAAACTGTGGTTGGCACTGCTTGTATGCAGTCTCTTGAATTGACCATTAACAACAATATGGAAGCAATCCGTTGTATTGGCTCTAAAAAGCTCACTGCAACGACTTATCTCGAGAAGATTGTTGATATCACCGTCAACACTCAATACATGTTCTCAGCGCAATCAGCAGGGTATATCGACTTCATTAAAACCCGTGACACCATGCCTTTAGAGTTCTCAATTGAAGATAGCAAGGGTAATGGTTATGCCTTTGAGTTCCCTAAACTTGAAGTAGCGGAAGCAAATCATCCAGATGGTGGTGGTGAAGACACAATCACTATCGATATCAATTACAACCATATTCGTGTGTCACCGGTTATTACTCGAGTGATTGCACCTGTAACACCTTAATACTGATTTGGCAGCTTAATTGCTGCCTTCTTTTTTGGAGATATAACATGGCTCTTGAAGTCAATATTCAAAGAAATAAAGACGTCAGTTTGTGGCGCGAATATAAAGATACTGAAGGTAATGTACTTGCTGAGTTCAAAATCCGAGGCATTGGATATAAGCCCTACCAAGTAGCACTAGAACGAGCAAACAATCAAATTTCATCTAAAGGTTTTGATGTAGCAAAAGCGACAGCAGAAGATAAACTCTTTCATGAATTGGTGTTAGAGGCAGTAGCCTCACATCTAATAGAAGACTGGAAAGGAGTGGTTTTTGTTGAAGAGGGTCCTGACGGGGAACTAACCAAAACTGAGCCTACTTTAAACGCTGAAAACGCTTTTAAACTACTTAACATGGGTGACTTGGGTATTTCTTTATGGTCATTCATTCGTACGGAATCAGAAAAGATCCAAGCCGAAGCAAATCAGTATCGAGATGATGTTGTGGGAAAGTCACAACCCTCTACACCTACGCCAACAAGTACGCGGGGCTCACGGACCACGAAAAAAAGCAAAGAGAAGCGCTCGGAGTAAAACTACCTGATGCGCCTGATTATTCTTATGTAGCTAACACTATACTTTCTGCCTATAACACGATTGCACGATCTAGACGCTATGAACAGGGTGTTCCTCTGGCGTTAGATATCTCAGCAATTAATGCTTATGTTGAACAATACGACTTGCCAGTTGAACGCTACATCTTCAATGACTGTATCTTTACGCTCGACGATATGTTTTTGGATGAGGCGCATAAGAAGGCGACGCAACGAACGACGAAAACTTAAGTACTAACTTTGGTGCATAATCTAGACTATGCGACGTGATATAGCGCACTTGATGTTACATAATACGCCTATTCCCTTGACATTCCCGTAAAGATTCCTTATTGACATAAATGTCATTAGTGCGTACCCTTGTTCCTATAGAGACCCTGTTATCGAATGATAAGAGGGTTTTTCTGTCATAAAAATTGTATGTTTTATGACACCCACTAAATATAAGGGCGATAAAAAATGAACAAAGGTATGAAGTACTTTACAGAAGGTCTGCTAGCAGCTTTTGTATTAGCACCTCGTGTCCCAGTACATGCTGTTGAGCCTGCAAAAATGGAAGATCCGCGACCAATTGGTAATGCAGCAAAACATTGGGAAGCAGTCGGTAAAAACATGACAAAAGCTACCAATAGAATCGCATGTGACTTGCGCAACAAACAACCTGAACTTAACTCATTATAAATATCTAATTAATGTCTCAACATCGTCGAACTAAACGTGGCATCGCAACCAAAAATGGCAATGATGTATCAGTTGCTGTAGAAGAGGCGGAGAGCTACTCACCATACCCACCTCCCGAATTGGTTAAGGCTTTTGAAGAAATCCAACCTGGTCTAGCTAGCCGTTTAATGCAGATTGTTGAGAATGAGCAAACGATGAGTCATGAAGTGGCTCGTCATCAAATGGCAGAAAATAAACGTATCAACACTGCTAACATTGAGAATCAAAAGCACAACTCTCAATTATTCCTTCTTGGTTTAATATTTGGCGTGTTGATAGGAATAGGAATTCTATGTGTAGCAGTTTATGCGCTATATGCTGGTTATCCTTGGGTTGCAACAGCTGCTTTCTCAACATTAGCAGCTATTTTAGTAATCCTAGTACTTCGCAAAGTGCCTGCGTCTAATGGCGAGCAGGCATCTAAGCCAACTGCTCAAAAATAATATTCAAAGAACCGCTAGAGATAGCGGTTTTTTATTGCGCCTTTATTAACCAGTTGTTAAAGTTAGTACACTTTATAATAAACGGTAAAAACCATGAAACAAGTCATTTTAAGTCTTTTATTAGTTTTAAGCTCATTAAGTGTTGCGGAAGCAGGTAGAGGGAGACAACCGTGCTCTGGTAAGAAAGGTGGGATAAGTCATTGCAATGGTAGTAAGTTTGTTTGTAATGATGGTTCCATCAGTGCTTCTAAAAAGATCTGCTCTAGATAGGTGATGTGATGGGATTGAATTTTAGAAAAAGTATAAAAATTGCTCCTGGAATCCGTGTCAATGTTAGTAAAAAAGGGCTATCAAGTGTTTCTGTGGGTGGGAAAGGTGCACGTGTAAATGTAAGTAAGAAGGGTACTCGCACAACAGTAGGTATTCCAGGTACTGGCTTATCTTATTCTAAGTTCTCTAGTCATACTAAGAAAACAACACCTAGAAGAGAACCTGATTTTAATAATCCAGATAATGTATGGGGTTACCCTAAATCTGAATGGATAATCAGTGGAGTTATTTTATTTATAGCTTTAATAATTTTTATTTGGATTATTAGCTGATTTTTAAATTTTGATATTTGATAGGTTTATATATGAAAAAGATTGTTTTATTAGGTTTGGTTTCAATTCTTGGCGGGTGTTCAGTTGCTCCTATTCAATTGCCAAATAATGTATCAACTATAAGTGCTAGCTCAGCGGGGGATACATACATTGATAAAATTGATTATTCTTTTAATCCAACGAGTACATCATTCACTAAATTGAAACTATGTGCTGCTGAAACTTTCCAAAATGATGATATTGTTCTACATGACCAAGCTGGTAGTTTCATGGGGGCATATACAGGTAGATATTATGAAAATAATAATACTCAAGTTCATCAAGGAAAGTCTATTTTTAAATATCTAGATGAAAATGAAAAAACATTCATTGCAAATGGCAATGTAAAAACAAAGGGGCAGCAAGCAGGTCTTATTACAGATTTTGTTAAATATGATGCAAAGATTGCTCTGAAAGAAAATAAAGTTCAATTTGTAATGAGCAATATTTTGAGAGCTCAACAAAATACAGGTACATCTAGTAACAATGGTTTTAGGCAGGTTGGGACATGGGCTGGAGCACGTGCACCAGGTGTTATTGAAGCATTAGATGGTGTGGCTCATAAATATCAAAACTGTGTTCAAGCTAATTAAACAAGTAGTAATTAAAAAAGCACCCTAGGGTGCTTTTTTAATACCCAAAGAAAAACCCCGATGTTGACGCATCGGGGTTTTTTACAACTTAACCGGAGCAAGATTAAGGAGAAATACAATCTATGCCTGAAATTATAGCAGTAATTCTGCAAAAAGTAGAGGTAATTATGAAAGAACATGGCTACTGGAAAGTAACAGGATCTGTCTTGCTTGGCATTTTGATTTGGCAGTTTTCAAACATACTTAATGCAACTGCCAAATTGATTGAGGTCATTCGATGAAAGAAAAATATAATTGGTGGGATGCATGTAAGTCATCATTCATAATTTCCATACCAATCCTAATCTGGAAATTACCAGAAATCATTGCAGCGATTAAAGCCTAAAACCGACCATTTATAGGTCGGTTTTTTATTGCCTAGAGGAAAGTAAAAAATGGCACAAGAATCACGTCTCGTCATTGTAATTGATGCTAAAAATGCAGAGCGTAATGCGCGTAATCTAGGCAATGAATTAGATAGCATTGAACGCAAGGGTGACTTTGCGACTAAATCAATGGATGGATTATCAGTAGCTACTCGGCAGCTAGCAGGGTACATGGCTGGTTTGGTTACAGTCGGGGCAGCAGTTTCAAAGATGGATACTTACACTGGTCTTCAAAACCGTCTCAAATTAGTAACTAACAACCAAGTTGAGTTAAACAAGGCAACAGAAGATACCTTCCGAATTGCTCAAAAAACCTATTCAGCATGGGATTCTGTTCTACAGGTCTACCAGCGTTTTAGTGATAATGCCAAAACTTTAAACCTCACAATGGATGACACAGCACGTTTAACTGAAACAGTATCAAAAGCTGTAGCAATAAGTGGTGCAAGTGCAGCAGCAGCAGATGCAGCTTTAGTTCAGTTTGGGCAGGCATTAGCAAGTGGAACATTGCGCGGTGAAGAGCTTAACTCTGTAATGGAGCAAACCCCAGCATTAGCAAAAGCAATTGCTCAAGGTATGGGTATAACTGTTGGAGAGTTACGCACAGTAGCAGCGGAAGGGAAAATTACTTCCCAAGAAATCGTTAAGGCCTTAAAGAATGTTCAAGCAGATGTAGATGCCTTATTTGGGCCTTGGCGCATTCTTAGGTACATTAGGCAGTCAATTTGTTGAGTCTCAAGCTGAAAAGTTTATAAAAGATAAGGTAGGCTCTAATGAAGATAAGTAATTCGGGGATTAGCTTAATCAAAAGCTTCGAGGGTTTGCGCCTAAAAGCCTATGATGATGGTGTAGGGGTTTGGACTATTGGATTTGGCACTATCAAATACCCTAATGGTATCCGTGTAAAAGCAGGTGATAGTTGCACATCGCAGCAAGCTGAAGATTATTTACGAAATGATCTATCAGTATTTGAAAATGCAGTAAATCGACTAGTAAAAGCTAAACTCAATCAAAACCAATTTGATGCTTTAGTTTCATTTACCTACAACCTTGGTGAAACTAATCTAAGTAAATCAACTTTACTTAAAAAATTGAATGCTGGCGATTATCAAGGCGCTGCTGATCAATTCCTTGTCTGGAACAAAGCAGGCGGTAAAGTCATGAATGGCCTCACCCGAAGACGCGAAGCAGAGCGTGCCTTATTTTTAAAGAAGTAACTTATATGTGCAAACGTACCAAAGTTGCATCGATCATCACATTGCTGTGCTTAATCTTCTCAGGTTGCACAGCTCACACAATTAATAGTAATGTGAATGTCTCGATTTGTGTAAGGGCTTTGTGATGTCGCAAGTCATGATCATGGTTTCGGAAGCGGGCAGGATGGAAAATACTTGCAATCTACCCGCTGATTTAGATAAGAACGGGATTGTTCTTAAAATCTATGACTATTCATTAAAAGAGTTGCCAATTAATTTAGATGGCACTGTGTCTTACAATGGCAAAAGATGGACCTTTGATAAGAAGCAAAATTAGGTCAAAAACCTGTGGATAAAAAGCGCATTACGCCAAATCTACGCCAAAATATAGTTAAGTAGTTGATTTAATATAATGAATTGGTGCGCCCGGCGGGGATCGAACCCACGACCCCAGGCTTCGGAAACCTGTACTCTATCCAACTGAGCTACGAGCGCACATGTGTGGGGCACATCATAGGAAAAAAACACCGGTAGGTAAAGCACGAAATACGTACCAAGTGAGTTTAATGCTTAATTAAACAGCAGCTTGTTCTATTTTAGATGCGTTGCTGAATAAGCTGAATTGAATAATTAATAGAATGGAGCGTATGTGCTAGCTCATGAGGAGGAATGCGTGATTCCTGCAAACTGGTAATCCATTGCATTTGGCACATTTTAAGTTCTTGAAGTGTTTTTATTTGCTCTATTTTTTGAATAAGTGGCTTTGCCATAAGGCCACAGTATTGGCTTAAGCTTTGTTTCATTAATAGTTGTATTTCTTCAAAAGATAGCTGTTGAACTGGAATGCGTGGTTGGTTATTTTCAATATTTGAAGAAGGCGCAGAAGTTGATTGAGGAACCTGAATTTCTCCAACTAAATCATTACTTTTATTCTCATCAACATTTTTTTGATGTATTTCTTTAGTTGTTATAGATGACTCTTGGGGAGATATTTGTTCAGGTAACTCTGAATAATTTTCATTAGAAGGTGCAATTAGTTTTAAGTCAATGAGCTGTTGTATCAGTTCTGGTGGGGCGATCCGCTTTTTAAACTCAGTATCGAGACTTTGAAAATCTTCATGGTCTATTAATAGAAGTAAACGTCTTTGTTTTGCATTTAACGTAATATTACGTTGTTGAAGCGCAACTCTTCCCAAATTGGTTCGATAAAAACCAGACAT